GAGTAATCAACCTGCGGGATATCTCCTTCCCACAAAGAAGAGAGAAGTTTCTTGAAGGCTTTTGCCCATCCGAGTTTGCTGTCTTGTACAACGATGACATCGTCTACCTTTCGTAGTGACTCAGGAATAGAAGGTAACTTGTTAATCTCTTGACGTTCACAAGAGAAACCTACACCTGTACCATTCATAAGAATGTATAATGCTTCACTGAATGCACGTTTATTATTAATAGCTAAGTAAGAACAATTGTAAGCTGAGATGTTATCTCGTTCACAAGCCTCACCTGCTGTCATTAATAATCGCATAGAAGGCATAACTTCTAGGTTAAGAATGGCAGATTTTAACTCAGGCATATCAACATGTACAGCATTCTCGCCTAGCTTTGATGTTAGATAGTCTGTTAATCGTGTTACTGTTTGTTCCCATGATTCACGTTTAGATTGACTAGATAAAAAGCGTGAGTATCTACTTCTATGAATAATGGATTGATATAATGAAGGTAATTCCATTGGTTTCTTTCTTTTTATAGGGAAATTATATAAATTAATAGGAGGAAAAGATATGTTAAATGCTTTCATATATGACCGACCCTATTATAATGGTGTCCCGAGAGGGAGTCGAACCCCCAACCTACGGAGTAGAAATCCGTTGCTCTATCCAATTGAGCTATCGAGACTAATACTATTAGTATAACATATCATCCTCATTAAAGTCAAGAAGATTTAAAAACTTTTCAGGGTTTTCTTCTATTTCGTCAGAGAATGCAGAGACTAAGTCTTCTGTCGTTAATCCCAGAAAGTCAATAAAATCAACCTCATCGACTTGTTCGATTATTTTCTCTTTTAATTCTGGAATTGTTAAAGCCATATATTAACTTTCTAGTCTATCTGCTACTAATTTAGAATAACCTGCAATGTCTACCCAAGAATCTGCATAGCTTGGATCCCCGTTTAAGATACGTCCAATCTTATGAGCAATCATCTCAAGAGACTCTTTCATATCTACATCTAGGTTTTCCCATCCCGATTGAGAAGCCATTACTCGTTTAAGTTTCTGAGTAATAACTGCATGACCTACAAAATCACCATAACGTTTACCACGTTCTTCTAAGACTTCACTAATGTCTTGTGATTTTCCAGTATGAACAACACGAAGTTGTTCTTTAGGGCAGAAGGTTTCTGCATAAACTGGATCTTGTACTTCGTTTCTAGTTAACATTTGTTACCCTTTCTACACTACGTGTTCTTAAGTTCTTATTGCCTCTAAACCAGTTACCACAATCAGTACATTGGTATCGTTGGAATTTGCTTACTGCAGTTAAAGCATAACCTCTACGCTGATGGTGTTTACCACCACAGTTAGGACAAACAATCTCATCATCATTAAAGATAGAAAGATTTAAATGATGTTTAATCCAAGGTCTAAACTTATAGTAAACTTTTTCTAATAGTACAACGTCATTTTTGTTGTATTGTTCCATTAGTTTCCAAGCCTCAGGGATGTTAGCCATACACTGAATCCAAAGATCGTGACCCATGTGTTCTGTCTTCTTACCTAAACCAAGTGCTTGTGCTACATAGTCAAGTTTATTAGATACAAACCTAAACTGTTTCTTAGCTACTTGAAGTAAATCAATTTGTTTAACAGGGCTAGGCGGTGTTAAACCATGTAGTAAGAACTCTTTGTTAAGAGTAGGCATATCAAACTTAGTACCATTGTAGTGAATTACAGCATCTGCTTGATCAATCAAGGCATGAATGCCTTTTAACATATCAATAGGTTGCGATTGGAATACACTATCAAAGTACATATCCTCATTGTCTAACCATTTAGCAGAGTAACACATAGTATATGAAGACTCTAGCAATTGGTTAAGACCAATGTTCTGTTGCCAAATACCCCACACGTGAGCCGTGTTGGGGCTTGTTTCAATATCAAGTAGTAGTATTTTCGACATCTTCAAATTTCGCAATCTTAATGAGTTCAGGGAAGGCCTCTACGTATTTAACATCCAGTACTAAGCGATCCACTGCTTCTGTACTTTTAGATAACACCGTAAAGAGAATTGCTACTAAATCTTTTAATTGTTCTACTGTAGTAATATCAGCAAAGTCAATTGTTAAGGGTTTATAATGTAAACCATCGTTACCATTAGGGCCAATAGTATCAATTCGCTGTTCATCGAAGTTCGTTTCCTCTGTCATCTTAGTTTACCTTTCCACCATCTTGTTTAAACAAATCAAGTTCTTGCTGTACATCTTCGACATTTACTTTAATGATGCCATGATGTATTAAATCTTTTACTGCATAATCCATTAAGAAGGCTGCTTCATTTGTTTCTACATGGAAATCAAAGTCTAACGAGCCATCATCGTTTTGAACACAGTTTGATATAATCATTTAACCAATCCTTTCTATAGTCTAACCATTCAAATCCATTATCATCTGCCCACATACCATAAGTTGTTTTGCTACGTTTAGTTAACTTATTGTCAGGGTTCTGGAATAAGAAGATAATACGTACATCAGGGTTACAATCCCTGAACCATAACATCTTCTTGCGTGTTTCAAGATCTAACTTGCCCTTTGCTTCTAAATAAAGCTTTCTTCGGCCCGTCTTGAAGTCAGGAGTATAAGTTCTATCTTGAGCTGGTTGAATGTACTTAAACTTTTCAGGCTCGTATTTAACTTGAGGGAAGTGTTTAGTTAACACAGCCCAAACTCTTTCTTCTAATTTACTTTTAAAGTGAGGCATTTAATCTTTCAAATCTAGCTGAAAAAGGTTCTCTATCTTGACGAAGAATCCAAAGACAAGATGCATTAAGAAGAAACTCATCATCGTTATTGTACAAATCTTTAGCTACTTTAAACATCTCTAGCTCTGTTGTACAGTTTTCTAAGAATCGTTTTGCTTTTACTGGCCCGATCTTATCAATGCCTTTGACATTGTCAGATGTATCACCCTTTAAGCATTGTTCATAGAAATGACGTAGGCCTTCTAGGTATGTTTGCTTCATAAAGAAGTCAGGTTTTTCATACTTACTAGTTGCAATACCCCATTGAAAATGATTGCCTTCAATCTGAAGTAAGTCTTTATCCAATGAGCAAATGATTGTATCATCTGTTTGGTAAATACCTAGTAAGTCATCTGCTTCTAATCCATACTCTGCTTCTGCATCCATATCTCTGATTGCGTAGTGCCTTGCAGCTTCTAAATGACGTGGCTTTGGTTGAGTTCTGTTTGCTTTGTAAGCAGGATAAATTTCTTTACGGAAATTATCTTCTCCTGTAAGGAAAGCTTTATAACCTGTTACTGCAGTCTTAGTTAAGATAGTATCTAATAACTCATTCATGCGGTAAGATACGATCTCAAAGTCTTCATTCTCTGCTGAAGCAGCACATCTAAAACAAACCAAATCCATGTCAATTAGTGCAATCATTGTTTGTCGTACCTTTCATATACATTTGAAATGTCTTCTAAAATATCAGCAGTATTCTTTAAACCATATACAAATACTGAACCAATAGCAATACCTAAAACACCTGTTACTACAAAAGGAAATGCAATTAATTTACGTAACATACTACCCCCTATTATTCTGGAATATCATCTTCCATAGAATCAAAATCTACTGCTTCATCAATTGCTTTGCCTAGTACATAAGCTTCTAATTGTTTAGCATAGGCAATGACAGCATCAGGTGTTAAAGGACCTTTACTACCAATGCTTTGCGCTGCAATAGCACTAGAGATACTTGATTGACGAACAATCATTACTTGTCGTGCTGCACGTTCCTCTTTAGTTTCATAGTTGCTACCTGTAACTCGAGTAGGTGCTGATGTTGAACTACTTGTTGATTGCTGTGCCACTGGTGCTGTCCCTTCCGTACTAATTCCAACCCAATCGTTGTAACCTGTTTTCTCATTCTTTTGACGCTGTACAAATACTACTGCACCTTTCTGTAAGGTTTGAACAGTCTTGTATAAGTTTGTAGTAAATGACATAATCTTACGAGAAGCAAGTTTACCTTGGTCATCCTTATACATTAGTTCAATCTCTTGGTATAGACGACCTGTAGAGGAAGTCTTTTGTGCTGGTGTACCTACATCAATGATTGTAATCTGCATATATTTTCTCCATATCACCCCAATTAGGACCTACTTCACATTCGACCCGCATTGGTAAATTAAATTCTACACCAAATAACTTTTTGAAGTTAGCTGGAACATCGTTAAAACACTTATCAACTAAATTCACTATACTAATATTATCCCATATATTTGAATCAAAGTCAACAATTATCGAATCATGTACAGTATTTACAAGTTTAAATCCTTCCATATGTTTAGTTCTATTATGTAAAGATACTCTAGCAATAGCCATAAGATCTGCACCTAAGCCTTGTACTGGGTAGTTTAGTATCTTTGTTCTAGGCCATTTCTCTTTACCAAATTTAATTTCAGGTTCGTAGTTATATACACGACCTGTTGGCATTACTAGTTTTCTATCACGTTTAGCCTTAGAGACAAGGTTATCGTGCCATTCTCCGAGTCGTACATATTTTCCATAGAACTGATCGATAACTCCTTGCCAAAACTCTTCTCCACCAATGTCTTTAAAGTTTGGATCATTGGCGTAACTAAAGGCTGAGCCACCGTAGATGAGTCTAAAGACGAATGTCTTAGCAATAAGTCTACTTGGTAGTCCGAATCTTTCTTGATTGTCTGCATGTTGGTCTACACTTTCCCATATCTCTTTAATAGCTACTGGATCTTGGCTTAGATAAGCAGCACCAACCCACTCTAACTGCTTAGCATCTGCCTGTAATATCATTATGTATCTCCGTGTCGTTGATAGTAATAGTCAGTAATTTCATAGCTATCAAGCAAATCGTGAATAGAACAGCTGCTTGATTTCTCCATCAAAGTTCTGGAGATTTGGTCGGCTGCTGCTGAGTCGGCCTGTTCTGGCAACACATTGGTTAAGTTGTCCATATATCATTCCTTTCTTCCAATTATATTT